CCGCCTTCTTTAATATCACTAGTCATTTTTATATTATTATTGTTACTAGAAACATTCCCTGGAATAGGAACTACCATATCACCACGGCCTTGTGAGGTTATAAAACTGTTCCACATTCTAGCGCCTTCTTGTTGTTCTTCAAGTGTTGGAGGTGGTTTTACATCCTCTCTTGGCATATAGCTAGATTTAGTAATATTAGTACCTTTGTGGTACTTACTTTCAGTTGGGTGGCCGTGTGCCAACTTATTCTCCCATTATCTCTTTAACTTTATCAGCTTGTGGTAGATAAATTTGTATTCCTGCTTTTAAGTCGTATATTGGATCTTCCATAACGTCCATATTTCTTTGAGCAAATATCCACCAAAGCCTGTCATTTTTATACATATCATATGCAAGAAGATCTGGTCTTTGATGGTACTGTGGCTCAACTGTATATAACGGATCATCACTATTTCCGGGCACTGGTCTGATTCTCAAAACATCAAGTGTTCCGTTTGGAAGAACTGGTGTTTTTGCGTAAGGACTAGACATTAAATATATCCTCCTTGAATTCCATCTCCATTAACAAAGGCTTTATAGTTAAACTTTTCAACTTTGTTTCTACTGTAAACAGGTTGAGCTGTTACTGTAAATTGTGATTCTGATGGTGCCCATGTAACGTCTTGTTCTTTTCTTTGTTTGTCGGCTGAAGGAGCATGGTCTGAATAGTCAATTTGAGGATTATATGATGTACCTGATGCTGAAATACCTGTAGCAATATAGTCAACCTCATTAGGCATGTCAACTGTAAAGTTTGTAATTATTACTGGAGTGTCTTTAAAAACAAAATCTCCGTAACCGTTTAATCTAACAATAGGTGGTGGAGCACCTGCACCATCAGATCCTAAACCGTAATTCATTTTAGTTACAGACCTCAAGTAATGTAAACAAGCTATCCAATATTGTGCTTCAACTGAGTTTTGATTATAAAATTGACCAGTTATAACTAGCTGATCCACTTGTGAATTCTGATAAGCAAAAAAAGGATAATTATTATGTATAGGCTGTATTTGATTATAATTTGCAGTATGACTAAGAATAATTGTTGGTGTATATGGAAATACCATTTTATAACCAGTATGCGTCAAAGGCTTTAACACTTTGGAATTAGTAAAAGACGGTTTATCCGGTAAACTAAGAGAAACTCGCCAATCCTTAGATTCGGCGTCAGCCATCCCCCACGCGGCATTTCCTGCACCTGCGTTAAATGTATCTAAAGAATTACCTGGTAATCCTTTACCCCGCATATTTGACATAAAATTGTCTGCAATGTCACCTGCTCCGGACCAAATATTTTGTCCAATATCTTTTGCACCTTCGATAGCACCTGTAAGAAACGAAGGTTTATTACCACTAGCGGGATTTTGCCCAGCGGCCGCTGTACCTGTTTTTTTAACTGGCCATGTGTCTGCCATTTGGTTATCTCCTTTGGTAAAATTACACAAGTATTTAGTTGACAAAATTATCAGAGTATATTATAATATGGCATGTAACTTGGAGAAAACATGAAAAGAGTAAATTATTTGAACAATAAGGACATATTAGCTGAAATAGCTAAGTCCAAGAACACATTTTGCAGTTATACCGATAACGAATATGCTGTATATGACATAATTTTACCATCAATAGACAAACTTAACATTAGAACTATTGCAGAAGCAAAAAGAAATAAGGCAAAAAGATTACAACAACAGGCATTTGAAAAAGCAAAGGCAGATGGTAAAAGAGTTAAACTTGCAGAATTTGAAGTAGACTATAGAAAGATAAAGAAAGATGAGCTCGTTTTTAGAATAATGACGTATGATCATATTCCAGAAGAACCGGGCCGTAAGAAAAACCCAAAAACAATAGCAGACACTAAAACTAAACTAAACTTTCCATCATTCCAACATTTTAAGTATGACGACTCACAAAAACTAGTATGTGTTGGTAAAAGTCATTGGGAAGGTGGTATGGAAAATGGTTATTTTAATAAAGGTCATGGACAAGCTACTAATAAACTTGCTATGATGTGGATGAAATTATGTGATAGGTATGCAACACGAGGAAACGTTCGTGGTTATACTTATAATGATGAAATGCGTGGACAAGCAATTCTTCAACTTTCACAAATTGGTTTACAATTTGACGAATCAAAGTCAAATAATCCATTTGCATATTACACGGCCGCAGTAACTAACTCGTTTGTAAGGGTTATTAACATTGAAAAAAGAAATCAAAACATAAGAGATGATATTTTAGAAATGAATAATATGAATCCTAGCTATACTCGACAAGCACAAGGCGAGTGGGAACGAGGTCAGGAACGACATGGAGTGTCTCCAGCAGTCACAACTCACAAAGGTACTAAAGCTACAGCTAATTCAGCCAAAAAGTAAGAAATGCTCTTGACTTTTTATATGAATGACTGTATATTAATAGAGGAAGGATTGCGAATTGTTTAAAAAAGCGGCAGTATTCACCGATATCCACCTTGGATTGAAGTCGAATAGTAGAATACATTTACAAGATTGTGAAGAATTTGTAGACTGGTTTATCGAGTCAGCTAAAAAGAATGGCTGTGAAACTGGTATATTCTGTGGTGACTGGCATCATAACAGGAATACTATTAACGTACAAACTCTTGATGCAACTACTCGATGCTTAGAGAAACTTGGAAAAGCATTTGACAAGTTTTATTTCTTTGCAGGTAATCATGACTTATACTACAAAGATAAGAGAGATGTATACTCTATTGAATTTGGTAAGCATATTCCGGGTATTACACTAGTTGATGAAATATACGAAGAAGATGACGTAGCATTAATTCCATGGTTAGTTGGAGATGAGTGGAAAAAGATTCCTAACATAAAAGCCAAGTATATGTTTGGGCACTTTGAACTTCCGCATTTCTATATGAACGCAATGGTACAAATGCCAGATACAGGCGAACTCAAAGCCGACCATTTTAAAAATCAAGAATACGTGTTTAGTGGACACTTCCATAAACGACAAATACAAGGTAGTATACATTATCTTGGAAATGCGTTTCCTCACAATTACGCAGATGCGTGGGACGACAATAGAGGAATGATGATTCTTGATAAAGAAAATAATAAAGAACCTGAATATATTAATTGGGAAAACTGTCCTAAGTATAGAACTGTTAAGTTATCACAACTATTAGATGAAAAAGACAAATTATTAAAAAGTAAAATGTACCTAAGGGTAACATTAGACCTTCCTATATCATATGAAGAAGCAAGTTTTATTAAAGAAACATTTATTAACGAATATGAATGTAGAGAAATTACATTAATCCCAAGTCAACAAGACGAAGAAATACACACCGACATTGATATAACACAATTTGAAAGTGTAGACCAAATTGTTACAAAGGAGATTACTGCAATTGATACTGAAAACTATGACAAGCAATTACTGTTAAGGATATATGACGAGCTATGATTAAAATAAAAAACCTTACAGTTAAAAATTTTATGAGTGTAGGTAATCAAACTCAAGCAGTTGACTTTGATAAACAACAACTTACATTAGTTCTCGGAGAGAACCTTGATCAAGGTGGAGACGACACAGGATCACGTAACGGAACAGGTAAGACCACCATCATCAACGCACTAAGTTATGCGTTGTATGGTGTGGCACTAACAAATATTAAACGTAACAACCTTATTAATAAAACTAATAATAAAGGAATGTTAGTAACACTAACATTTGAAAAAGATAACGTAAGTTATAAGGTTGAACGAGGGAGAGGTCCTAACTTATTAAAGTTTTTTGTAAACGATCAAGAACAAGAACTAACTGACGAAAGTCAGGGAGACAGTCGTAAAACACAAGAAACTATTAATGAACTATTAGGAATGAGTCATAATATGTTTAAGCACATTCTTGCTTTAAACACATATACAGAACCATTCTTAAGTATGAAAATTAACGATCAAAAAGATATTATTGAGCAGTTATTAGGTATTACTATACTTTCAGAAAAAGCTGAACTACTAAAAGAAAAAATTAAAGAGACTAAAGATGCTATTACTGAAGAGAATGCAAAAATAAATGCAACACAACAAAGTAACGAGCGAATAAACGAAACTATTGACAGTTTGAAATTAAAGCAAAGTGCTTGGGTTTCATCTAATAAAGAAAATATTGTAAAATTAGAAAAGTCTATAGACGAGTTAGAACATTTAGACGTTGATGAAGAAATTGATAAACACGAAAAACTAAAAAATTGGGAAGAGCTAAACACAAAAATTAGTAACCTAAAAAAAGAAACATCTACTCTTGAGTCTGCTATAATGAGAGCAAACAAATCTGTAGATAAAGTTACAAAAGATATATCAGATCTTGATAATGCTCTTTGTTATGCTTGTGGTCAAGAGTTACATGAAGAAAAAGTAAAAGAAATTGAAGTAACAAAAAACAAAGAACTTGAAGATGCTACTACATATCAAAAAGAAATAAACGACAAGTTAGAAAGTGCAAATAAAGAACTTACAACTATTGGCGATATAAATGGAAGGCCAGAAACTTTTTACGAAACAATTAAAGAAGTTTACGACCATAAACAAAATGTTGCACAATTAAAAACTGCACTCGAAAATTCGTCTACTGAAAATGATCCTTATCAGGAACAGATAGATGATTTAAATAAAACCGGAATCCAAGAAATTGATTGGACAACAATCAATGCACTCACTGATCTTAAAGAACATCAAGAGTTCTTATTAAAACTTCTTACAAATAAAGATAGTTTCATACGTAAAAAGATTATTGATCAAAACTTGGCATACCTGAACAATAGGCTCACTCATTATCTTGACAAGTTAGGATTACCTCATCAAGTTGTCTTTAAAAATGACTTGAATGTTGAAATTACTCAACTTGGACAAGATCTTGATTTCGACAATCTTTCCAGAGGTGAGCGTAACAGGTTAATACTTGGTATGAGTTTTGCATTCAGAGATGTTTGGGAAAGTTTATATCAAAACATTAACTTGCTGTTCATTGATGAGCTTATTGATTCAGGTATGGATACTAGTGGTGTAGAAAATAGTTTAGCTGTTCTTAAAAAGATGGGTAGAGAGCGTCATAAGAACGTATACTTAATTTCACACAAAGACGAACTTGTAGGAAGAGTAACACACGTATTAAAAGTAGTAAAGGAAAACGGATTTACATCATATGAGAATGATGTAGAAATACACAATGAATGACGATACACATGATCTTTTAACTAAAGCATACATGGCTTACTTTAAAGCTAACGAAGCCTTTGAAGCAAGGAACTCTGTACGCACACATAGAAACAGTCGTAAGTGGCTTAGAGAAATTAGACGTCTGTCTAAAATACGCATGGACGAAATACACAACAAGCATAATTCCAAGAAAGAGCCACCAAGCGAGTAACCCACGGTAAGTATCCGTATGCAATGGACTTATCAAGGAAAAAAGATAGACGAATTACCACAAGATATAGAAGGATTTGTATATCTAATTACTAATAAAGTTAACCACCGTAAGTACATAGGCAAAAAACTAGCAAAGTTTAAAACTACTAAACCACCACTTAAAGGCAAGAAGAATAAAAGGCGTGGAACAAAAGAAAGCGATTGGCGTGATTATTGGGGTTCCTCAGATCACTTAAACGCAGACGTAAAACGCTTTGGCCCAGACAACTTCACTAGAGAGATATTATATCTGTGCAAAAGCAGAGGCATAATGAGCTACTTAGAGGCAAAGGAACAGTTTGACCGTAAAGTATTAGAAACCGATGATTATTATAACGGAATTATTAATGTACGGGTAGGCAGTTCAAAAATTCTTAAAGAACAACTTCAAAATTTAAAGGCAATATAAGGACAATGTTTGATCGGGGTAGCTCGATCCGCTTTGAGGACATGTAAGAGCATGTTCAGAATCTAGCGAGTCCACCAAGCTGTTGCTCTAAAAAACTCCATGCACTAGGAACGAAGCAGGAGGTAGCGAAGCGATCCGCAAAGCGGTAAAGCGGTTTTGCAGATTTTTTCGTGATGTCGACGTAGGTTGGGGAAGGTCAGAACCCATAGAGCAAGTTAAACACCTACTTCCGGTCTCGGCTGTGCGAACTCACATGAAGCTAGAGATGATGGGACCTCGCGTAAGGTTCCGTCTGACTGAACAATCTACATGAAACGTAAGTGCTTCGCACTTAATATTAGACATATAATATGTGTTTGAGCGAAAGCGATAACACGAATGAGCGTTTAGCTCATTCCACTAATGCAAATCTGGATCACGTCCAAAGCCAGGTTTAACTGCACTAATTTCATAATTCTCTATTGTATACGATTCATGTGGGTTTTGTTCACGCAAATGATGGAGTATTTGTTCACACTCTTGCATATCGTTGGCATCTGCTACTTCTTTGCCACTTGAGTCAACTATTCTATATCTAGTGATCATTGGTTATTATTTAATAAGTATTTGTAAGCTCAAAAGTATAAATATAATAGAACAGGAGTTAATGATGAAAGTTTATGACGTTTTAACAGAGGCAAAAAAGGTTGATGAAGGTCCAGTTCGCTTTTTAAAGCGTACTTTGGGTAAAAATACAGCCGCAGGGCAAGCCGCACAATTAGATGTACAGCTAGATAAAGAAGTAAGCAAACTATATAAAGAGTTTTATGCTGTAGCTAAACAAGACCCACAACTTAAAGGTATGACAGCTAAAGGACTAGCTAATTACATTGTAGGTAAAGGATTTGCAGGTAAACCGTCCGAGGTTATGCGTTTTATTAATCAAGATCCATCATTAGGTAGACAACTTGCTAAAGGTGCTAAAAAAGTAGCTAAAGGAGCAAAAGTAGCTGGTAAAGGAATTGCCAAAGGTGCTGGCGCAGTAGCTAGAGGTGCTAAAAAAGTAGGCGGAGCAATTAAAAAGAGAATGTCTGCGGAACCATCAACACTAACTCCACAAAATAAGCAAATGGAACTTCCATTAGCTCAATCAATGTACGGTGAAAGTATTAACCTTAATGAAGTTGATATGCCATTGTCTGGAGCACAAGTTAAGAAAGTGCTTAAAGGATTTGTTAGAAAAGGATTCAAAGGACAACTAGGCGGAAGACTAGCAAAAAGTGATTATGGTGATGCTGATCAAGTAGCACAGCAACAATCTGCGGCTAAGAATAAAAAAGTTGGAATTTCTCAAGCTAACATTGATTTAAGTAAACAAATAACACAATTACAAAAAGCAGGTTATAAAGTAATTGCACCTAAAAAACAAACAGCTTAAAAAAACGGCTGATTTGACTTCTTAGCAGTTTCTAAATTTTCTTTAATTATTCCTTGGATAACATCGATATCTTCGCGGTCAAGTTCATTAAAAGCTTCTGTTACAGAGAGACTTCCCCTCATGTACCAACACAATCTAAATAGTGAGTCTTTTAATTGCTTTACCTCTCCTTCGTAGACCTTAACCTCGCGTAGGATTTCATCGAGGCTCCATGTTAAGATCCTTAGCCGAAAAAATTTGATTGATCAAACTGGATCGGCATTTCATAAGTTGTCGGTGCTCCAGCCGCAAGTTCTTCTTCCGTTGCTTCAATTTTTAACGGTGCTTGGGTAAACAGATTTTTCTGCGAAGTTATATGATCCATAATTTGATTATAAACTTTTGCATCTGCATTTTCAAGAAACTCTCTTAAGTGAGCTCTGTGAGTTACAGCTTCTGTTTCTCCATCAGGTTGTATAGCAACAACACTTTCAATAACAATTCCCATGTTTATTTCAGTTAAGTTTTTAAAGCTCTTTTGAAACTTAGCTAACTTTTCTGTTGGGTTTGCATTATCGTCATTGATAATAGTAAAGATTCTTTGCTCTTCAAATGCTTTAACACTTTGTTGAGTTACTGTTTTATATGTTACTGGTTGTATCTGAACTTTAAATCCTTCGATTTGAAAAGTATCAGTGTATGTTGTTCCTGTGTATTTGTCAAGTAAGTTCTGTAAATTTATTTGAAATTCTCTTTCAATATCTGTATTAGGAACTTTACCTTTCATGTCTAACGCTTCGCCAAAGCTAGCCATTCTAATTGCTACTAAAATAGCATCAGTATCAATTGATGGCATTTGCCATGCGTCTTTAATACCAGGCATACAACTTTGAATCACATCAACAGTTGCTTGTCCATTAAGTAACGCATCTGGCGTTTTAAACGTAATTTCGTCTTTTGCTGTCATTGCGTATACAGCAAACTCACCGGACTCAGGCATCTCTATAGATCCTTCTGGCCAATATTTTCCGCCACTAGGCAATTTGATGTAGATCTTTGGTTGTCTAAGGTGTTTCGCTAGGGGGTTACCTGCCGGCATATTCGGTTGTTGCCCTGCAGAACTAGGAATACCTTGAATTGTTTGACCCATTGTTGGGTTCGAGTTATCTACCATGTTTATTTCTCCTGCTAAATATAATGTATAGTATAATAGCATAGTATTTATGGTATTGATTAATATGGGTATATAATTCATGGCTGAAGTAAAAATAGACATTCCAGGCGTAGGTGAAGTAACAGCAGAAAATGCCGCATCTGAACGAACACTACAACAGATTGTAAAACTTCTTGGTGGCCCTAGTGGTGCATTAAACCAAGGTGGCGGTGCTGGCGGTGGTGCTTTAGGTAAGTCAACTGAAAAAGCGTCCAAAGGGCTTAAGAACGTTGGAGTTGCTTCAGAAGAAGCAACAGGTGCTATTGGAAAAATGGCCTCTGCGGCATCAAGTTTTGTTGGCGGAGCGTTTAATGCCCTTGTAGCAGGAGTTTCATCAGTAGTTGGTGCATTACCAGCTTTTGGTATGGAAGTACTTGCTGGTGGAAATAGACTTTCAGATTTTGCTCAACATGTTCCAATAGTAGGCGGAGCACTTAGTCAGCTTACAGGTATCCTTGACGGACAAATGAACATGTACAGAGAGCTATCCTCAACTGGTGCTACCTTTGGTAACAACATGTTTGAGATTACAAGGATAGCAGGAGAAGCCGCAATTCCACAAAAAGACTTTGCTGAACTACTAACAACACAAGCAGAATCAATTAGGATCTTTGGAAACAGCGTAGGCGATGGTGCTAAAAACTTTGCTCGTTTAAGTAAAGAAATGCGTCAAAGTACAGCCGGAAAAGATTTAATGGCTATGGGTTTTACAACTCAAGAGCTAAATGAAAATTTAATTTCTTATAGCGAATTAACTCAGTTAAGTGGTAGACGACAGTTTATGACTCAAGAGCAATTAATATCAGGATCTTTAGAGTATTCTAAAGAGTTAGACAAAATTGCAAAGTTAACAGGTAAAAGCAGAAAAGATATTGAAGCACAACAAAAAGCCGCAAGTTTAGATATTAGAAGACAAATGGCTATTGCAGAAGCTGGCGAAAACTTGCGTGATAGATTAGCACAAGTTTCTGCTGTATCTCCAGACTTAGAAGCGGCGTTAGTTGACATGGCAGACGGAGTTGCTAATGATCCATTAACACAACAGTTGATGGCTAACAATGCAACATTTAGAGAACAGGCGGCACATGTACAAAACATGACGGCAGAACAAGCACAGCAATTTATGGCTGGTGTTGCTCGTGATGGTAAAGAGTTTGCAAAAACACTTGGACAAGCAGGAGTACAAGGTGCTATATCAGCTGGTACTACAACAGGTGAATATCTAAAAATAACTGGACAATTACAAAAAGTACAAACAACAACAGAAGGAACTATAGATGCTGAACAAGGTGCCCGTGACAAGTTAACTACCGGACTTGCAACATTTGAAGAAACAGTAAACAATGTTAGAGGACAAGTTCAAGCCGCGATAGTTGATAGTGGTATATTCCAAGACGTAGCAGATGCTGTTGGTGAGTTTATACCAACAACAGAAGAAGCACAAGAAATGTTTGATAAGTTTTCAACCTCATTTAAAAATGACTGGTTACCTACAATTAAACAAGGATGGCAAGATTTTAAAAATATTGATTGGGCAGGACATAAAGAAACACTATCAAGTTTATGGGAATCATTTAAAACAAACTTTGGAAAAATATCTACCTGGTTTGAAAATAATTGGCCAACTTGGAAAGCTAATTTTGAAAAAATATGGACAGGAGTATCAACTTGGTGGGAAGAAAAATGGCCAGGAATAAAAACAAAACTAGAAGAAATGTGGGGTAAAGCAACTGCATTGTATGATGATCATATTAAACCTTGGATTGATAAATTTGCCGCTGACCCAAGTGCCGCTTTTTCAGAACTTTGGACAACTATTAAAGATGGCATGAAGACTTGGGTTGGTAATGTATTTGCAAACTTTGACTATGTTGCATTTGGTGCAACATTATTATTAGCTATGACTAAATTAAATCCTTTTGGAGCATTGGCAAGCACATTAATAGCAGGTATTGTTGGGTTTATTGGTTGGGATAATATTAAATCATTCCTTAGTCTAGACGAATTAGGTAATAAAGTAAAAGAGATGTGGCAAAATTTTAAAGACGGGTTTATGAGTATGTTTGACTTTGAATGGGAATGGCCTAATTTCAAAAAGTATCTACCAAAATGGTTAGGTGGAGATGGCGCAAAAATTAGTGACTTATGGAGCGGAGATAGTTCATCTACTGGACCATCAGTTGAAAACCAATCTTTTACACCAGATGCTAATACACTTAGTAGTGATAGTGCTGTTGAAACTGCAAGTGCAAGTACTGGCGCAGATTTAGCAACCAAAAAGTTAGCAGAATCCAATTCGGCAACAAATGATACTTCAAATTTGTTAAATATACAAATAGCTGAGTTGATCGAAATAAACAGAAAAAGCAATAAACTAATAAGTGCATTAAGCGGTAACATACAAGGATCAGCAGTAGGCTAATAGGAAAAACATATGAGTTGGAAAAGACATTTTACACCAGTTGAAGGAACATCAGGATCGAGCAGTCCACTAAGCATTAACGGCGGTTCACAACCAGGACCAGCAAGGACTAATTATTCTTCATTTTTACCTGATGTATATACAGGTGCACCAAATAGAGTTGAACGTTATGGGCAATATAATGTTATGGATCAAGATTCGGAAGTAAATGCCGCACTTGATATATTAGCAGAATTTTGCACACAAATGAACACTCAAAATAAAACATCATTTACATTAGATTTTAAATCCAAAGCAACAGGTTCTGAAATTAAAGTTTTAGAACAATACTTGCAACAATGGAATAAAATGAATAAGTTTGAAACACGCATGTTTAAAATTGTGCGTAATGTTTTTAAATTTGGTGATGCATTTTTTATTAGGGATCCTGAAACTAAAGAATGGTTTCATGTTGATCCGTCAAAAGTTGGCAGTATTATTGTAAATGAATCAGAAGGCAAAAAGCCAGAACAATATATTGTAAAAGATATTAATTTAAATTTTGTTGACAAAGTTGCAACAACCCCTTATACAACGAACGGCAATGTTACGGGAGGAGGTGATGGATATTTAACAGGCGGCGTTAGAGGCATGGTTGGCAATACACAATCACAAAGTAGTTCAACAAGATTTGGTATAGACAAAAATAAAGAGATTGCTGTAGATGCAGACCACATGGTTCATTTAAGTCTATCAGAAGGATTAGATAACAATGCACCTTTCGGCAACAGTTTATTAGAAAGTATATTTAAAGTATACAAACAAAAAGAATTATTAGAAGATGCTATCATTATTTACAGAACACAAAGAGCTCCGGAAAGAAGAGTCTTTTACGTTGATGTAGGTAACATGCCATCACACTTGGCAATGCAGTTCGTAGAACGTGTTAAAACGGAAATCCATCAGAGACGTATTCCGTCAAAAACTGGTGGAGGCACATCAGTAATCGATAGTGCTTATAATCCACTATCTACTAACGAAGACTACTTCTTTCCGCAGACAGCAGAAGGGCGTGGATCTAAAGTTGAAACACTACCGGGCGGTACTAACTTAGGTGAAATTGACGACCTTAAATATTTTACAAATAAACTTGTAAGAGGATTACGTATTCCAAGTTCTTACTTACCAGCCGCGGCACAAGACGAAGGACAAAGTAACTTTAATGATGGTAGAGTTGGCACAGCATATATCCAAGAATTAAGATTTAACAAGTATTGCGAACGTTTACAAAACTTAGTAGTTGAAGTTTTTAATCAAGAATTTAAAAGATATCTATTAGAAAAAGGTGTTAATGTAGATATTGCAATGTTTGATTTACTTTTTCAACCACCACAAAACTTTGCAAGTTATAGACAATCAGAACTTGATAATCAAAGAATAGGAACATTTGCACAAATACAAGCAATTCCGTTTATTAGCAATAGATATGCAATGAAGAGATTCTTAGGAATGGACGATGCAGAAGTTGCAGAAAATGAACGTTACTGGAAAGAAGAAAATGATGAAACATTATCAGCACCACCAACTGATGCACAAGGTGAAATGAGAGGTGCTGGAATTAGTGGTTCAGGAATAGAAGGCGATTTAGCTGGAGGAGTAGACGAAGCTCCATCAGATGAAGATCCTACAGTTTCAGCAGGAACAGCAGACACAGGGGATGCAGGCTTAGGTGGAGACGTACCTCCAGCGCCAGACGCATAAATAACATTACTATGATATTACGAGAAATATTTTATTTTGACAAACGAACTATTGAGCCAATAGAAGATAAAACATATGACGCTACTGATGACGAAAGTATTATGAAGCGTGACGATACTCGTAAGACTAGACTCACCCTTAGACAAATTAACAAAGCTCGTAAAGCATCTGAGATTCATGCTGAAGAACAAGAAAAAGAGTTAGAATTTGTTAGACAGATGTACGGAATTCAAGCACAACCTGAAGCAATGTAAAGAGGTAACTCGATGACAGTAGCTTTCGTTATAGGAAACGGCGAGAGTCGAAAAGATATCGATTTACACTCGTTAAAGCCCTACGGTAAAGTATACGCCTGTAATGCTGTATATCGACATTTTAGACCCGATTATCTAGTAGCAGTTGATGTAAAAATGATACTAGAAATTAATCAGCATAAATGGCAACTAGAAAATTCAGTTTGGACAAACCCAAACAAAGCATATCACGGCATGGAAGGATTTAACTATTTTCAACCTAGCAAAGGTTGGAGTAGCGGTCCTACAGCATTGTGGTTAGCAAGTACACATGGACATGATACAGTATACATACTAGGTTTTGACTTTCATGGCAAAAAAGACGAAACAGGCAACCGATCAAAGGTAAATAACTTGTACGCAGATACAGCGAACTATAAAAAGGCTTACGAACCAGCTACGTATTTCGGAAACTGGGAAAGGCAAACTGCTTCAACGTGTGAAGCTCATGCAGGAATTAAGTTTATTAGGATAGTAGAAGACGGAGACGATTTTATTCCTAAGCAGATTAAAAAAGTTGCAAATTTGACTCATATTACACTAAGTGAGTTCAAAAGGTACTATGATATGTAGGAACATGTCAAAACAGACGTTTTTGACACCATTTTCAATGTGTTTTATAAGAAAAGTGTAAATAATACTAGACAGCCTTACCAAATAATATTAACAGGAGAAAACAATGGCAGATAAAAGCAAACTAGAGCAGATGCTCGAAAAACTTGTCAATAATGACCGCGATGGCGCAGATTCATTATTTCACGAGTTTGTAATTGAAAAATCACGTGGCATTTATGAAAAAATGCTAGAAGATGATCTTAAAGATCTCGACGAAAACGAAAAGTCTGAGGACAAAGTAGTTGACGAAAAATCTGAAGAAACAGATGAAGCAGTAGAAGAAACTACTGACGAAGAGACTAATGAAACAAATGACGAAGCAGTAGACGAAGATAGCGAAGCTAAAGAAGAAGCTGATACTAACGAAACTACTGTAGTAGCAACAGACGAAGATTTAGGAGCTCTTGCACCAGAAGCACAACCAGTAGCGGCTGAAGCTGACCCAATGGGTGGCGACGCGGCAGATGACATGATCGATGACATGGAAGCTGGCGATAGCGAAGAAGACGGTGAAGGAGACGAAATGGATATGGACAGCGGCGACGATGCAGAAGAAATTGAAGATCGTGTTGTTGACCTAGAAGATGCACTTGATGACCTTAAGGCAGAATTTGAAAAAATGATGTCTGACAAAGATGGTGGCGACGACGAAGAAGGTGATGAGCCTGCTGATGACGATGCACCGGACATGGATATGGGTGATGAAGAAGCAGAGGAAGAGGCAGTTGAGCCTACTTCCGAACTTAGCGTAGAAGAAGCACCAGAGGAAGCTGTAGAAGGCAAAAAATCCGAAGGTGAAGTAATGCGTGAATATGTTAACAAAGTTGCAACACCAAGCGGTGAAGACAACAAAGCAAAATCACCAGTAGCGTCTAAAAACGATATGGGTGGAACTGCTAGTAACATTAACGCAGGCGGAGAAGGTTCTACATCAGGAAGTGGACAAACAGCAAAAGAAGACAATGCTGGTAATGTAAACGTACCTGGCGGAAAAGCTTCAAAGTCAATGAAAAACGCTAAAGGCCACGGCGCTGAGAAAAAAGGCGCAGGCGAATCAGGAACAGATAGCACTAGTGTTATCGGTTCTTAATTGAGGAACAAAGGTAGATGTTAAACTTAACAGAGACGCTATCATTCGACCAAGCAAAAATGGTCGTGGAGCATACCGAAGACGATAAAGGTGGTAAGACCCTTCATCTAAAAGGTATTTGCATCCAAGGTGGTGTGAGGAATGCTAATCAAAGAGTATATCCTGTTACTGAGATCGGTAGAGCTGTCGAAACGCTCAACGATCAAATTAAAGGCGGATATAGTGTACTTGGTGAAGTAGATCATCCTGAAGGACTCAATATTAACCTGGATCGTGTATCACACATGATAACTGAAATGTGGATGGACGGGCCAAATGGTTACGGAAAACTTAAAATAATTCCAACTCCGATGGGACAACTAGTTGAAACAATGTTAACAAACGGCGTTAAAATTGGTGTCTCATCTAGGGGCTCTGGAAATGTTAAAGAAGATGGAAGCGGAGAAGTCAGCGAGTTTGAAATTATTACTGTTGACTGCGTCGCTCAACCAAGTGCTCCGGGAGCATATCCAACTCCCATTTACGAGCATTTGTTGAACACCAGAGGCGGTTATAAGGCAATGGAAATGGCTCGCTCGTTAAACGGCGATGAAAAGGCTCAGAGATATTTGAAGGACTCGTTGGTTAACATTATCAACGGTCTTCAGTAATAAGGAGAAACAAATGTTAGATGCACTGAAAGCACTCTTTGAAAATAATGCAATTTCAGAGGAGATCAGAGCAGAAATTGAACAGGCTTGGGACAAGAGGATTAAAGAAAATCGTCTTGAAGCTACAGCGGAATTACGCGAAGAGTTCGCTCAAAAGTATGAGCATGATAAGCAAACAATGGTGGAAGCTATTGATAAAATGCTTGAAGAAAAACTCGGCGCAGAAATTTCTGAGTTTAGTGACGACCGCCAAAAACTAGCAGAAGCAAGAGCAAAGTATGCAGTAGCAATGCGTGAAAACGCAGATCTACTTAAAAACTTTGTTATGGATTCGCTAGGTAAAGAAATTGGCGAGCTACACGAAGACCAAAAAGCTATGGCTGGAAAATTCTCAAAACTGGAAAATTTTGTTGTTGATTCTTTGTCCAAAGAAATAGCAGAGTTTTATGAAGATAAAAAAGACTTGGCGGAGACGAAAGTACGTTTAGTACGTGAAGCCAAAGAACATCTAGCTAAAGTTAAGGGCAAGTTCATCAAAGATGCGACAAGAGTAGTAGCAGAAGCAGTTGAGAAAGGTCTTAATAAAGAAATGACTCAACTTAAAGAAGATATTGACTCAGCACGTAAGAATGATTTTGGAAGAAAGATTTTCGAATCTTTTGCGTCAGAATATTCAAACAGCTATCTCAATGAGAAGTCCGAAACTGCAAAACTATTAAAAGTTGTAGAATTGAAGGATAAGCAATTAGCTGAAGCTAAAGTTGAAGTAGTTTCAAAAGCTAAATTAGTCGAAAGCAAAGATGCTGAGATTAAGAAAGCTAATGATTCAGCTAAAAGACAAGAAGTTATGAATGAATTACTTGCTCCTCTAAACAAGAAGCAGAAAGATATCATGAACGACTTGCTGGAATCTGTACAAACTGACAAATTGCAAAAACAATTTGACAAGTACATGCCTAGCGTAATAGCAGGAAACGCTCCAGCGAAGGAAACTAAGGCAACGTTGACCGAAGGCACACAAATTACAGGCAATAAACAAAACAATGACATAGATGCAAGTGAATCTGTAACAAAAGATAATGTTATAGATAATATTAGAAGACTTGCAGGATTGAAATAAGGAGAAAACGATGTCAGAACTATTAGAAAGTCGCTGGCAGGATACAAAGACTGCACTTCTTGAAGGCCTTGATGGCAATAAGAAAGCTGTAATGGGCGTAACTCTTGAAAATACTAAAAAGTATTTGGCAGAGACCGCTACAGCTGGTGCATCTAGTGCGGGAAATGTTGCTACTCTTAACAGAGTAATCCTTCCGGTTATACGACGTGTTATGCCTACTGTTATCGCCAACGAATTAGTTGGGGTACAGCCTATGACAGGTCCAGTGGGTCAAATCCACACATTAAGAGTACGCTATGCAGATTCATTAGATGATGTAACTGCTGGTGAAGAAGCTCTATCACCTTTCAAGATTGGTGTTGGTTATTCAGGTGGCGGTTCTACCGACAAAGCTGATACAACAGCGGCTCTTGAAGGAGAAGCTGGTAAGCGTTTAAGCATCCAGATCTTGAAGCAAACAGTCGAAGCAAAAACCAGAAAGCTATCAGCTAGATGGACTTTTGAAGCGGCTCAAGATGCTCAAGCACAGCAAGGTATCGATATTGAAGCAGAAATTATGGCGGCTTTAGCCCAAGAAATTACTGCAGAGATCGACCAAGAAGTTCTTAGTTCATTAAGAACTTTAGCTGGATCTGCGGCTGAAACATTTAACCAGGCGGCAGTTAGCGGTACAGCTACATTTGTTGGTGACGAACATGCGGCTCTTGCTGTATTGATCAACAAAGTGGCTAACAACATCGCGGCTAGAACAAGACGTGGCGCAGGTAACTGGGCAGTGGTTTCACCATATGCTCTTACTGTTCTACAGTCTGCAACAACTTCAGCGTTTGCTAGAACAACTGAAGGTACTTTTGAAGCTCCAACTAACACTAAGATGGTTGGTACTTTGAACGGTGCTATGAAGATCTACGTTGACGCTTATGCAGGCGATACTACAGACGTATTAGTAGGATACAAAGGCTCTTCAGAGTCTGATGCGGCGGCATTTTACTGCCCATACATTCCACTAATGTCAAGTGGTGTTGTACTTGATCCTAGCTCATTCGAACCAGTTGTATCTTTCATGACAAGATACGGCTATGTAGAATTGTCGAATGTTGCGTCTTCATTAGGAAATGCGGCAGACTACCTAGGTAGAGTTGCAATTTCTAACGTAACTTTTAGCTAAGATTAGTTAAAAAGATTTAAAAAGGGCGGCTTTTGTCGCCCTTTTTTTATGGCTAAACTAAATATTTGTACGTTCATCCCAATGGGACGGAAGTAGCACAAGTACAAGCGAAGGAACGCACTTAACTGTAAAAAGGAGAGTGTCGTGAATTATAGAGACTTCGAAATCGCCAGAAAGAAATTAATAACAAAACAACGACATATTGCACTAATTCGAAAACTTATGGGATTATGGCTTATACCCAGAAAAAAAGAGATTTTGGACAACAAAGTGCAAAAAAGTACTTGACAAATAGGTTTTTATTTGTTATAGTGTATACATAAGCTAAAAACTTGTAGCTAGAGTTTTTATATAGTGCAAGGAAGAGGCGTTTACCAGAGCGTCGAACTTGACTAGTTAGGGGTGGTACCCAGGCTTGGTAGTAGAAATACGCTGAGTCACATCGCTCTACCGAGCGGAACTAGGTTCCCTGGTTATCAGAATGGCATCTGTGGCGAGGGGTTGTAGGTATAACCGAGTCCTACCTATACTTGCTTATGTTTAAAAAGACGCTTCGGCGTCTTTTTTCTTGACTAATAGCTTATTTCCAAACAATGATAAATATAATAGTCGTAGAGAACTAGAACCTCTAGGACCTAATAGAGGACTTATGCGGTACCCACCGCGTAGACTTAGAACGTCAAATAAAGGAGAAAACAAATGGGAAGACCAGTAAACAAAAGAAAATTTGGTGCGTTAGCAGACGGAACCAATATTACAGTCAACTGTAAAGTTGCAGGAAATTCTGCTTCTGTAGTTGGAATGATTAAAAGCCAACGTTCAGCTACTAAATTTTTAGTAGATGATGCAAAAGATGACTCAGGTAACGAAGGTATATGTACACTTGTTGCTAAAGCATCTGGCTCACTAGGGGCAAACGAAATGTCTATTTCAGGCGCAGTAGTAGGCGGTGGTGGAGTATTCATTACCAAACTTTACAACAGAACTTGCAGAGATAACAACAACAATAGATATTCTTACACAATTGAAAATGATTCAACTGTGTCATATCTAGCGTTAACAGCTATCTAGAGAATTATGGGGGGTGTAAATCCCCCCTAATTATTGGAAATTGTAAATGTCAAAAATACTTAATGTAAACGCAGGAAACTATACAGTTAGAGTAGCTGACGGATCTACTATTACGTTAGATACGGGATCTACTGGAACTACAGCTATAACAGGAAACCTTACTATAGCAGGAACGCAAACTACAGTTAACTCAACAAATACTGATATTAAAGATAATATTATCTTTTTAAATAAAGGTGAAAGTGGAGGAGGCGTAACTCTAAATACAGCTGGTATTAGAATTGATAGAGGAACATTCCCTGATGCTCAAATTTTATTCGATGAAAACTTAACTCATAACAATCCAGTAACACAAACAGTTGACTATGGAACGTTTGTTTTTAGAGATGAGAATAATAAAATTACAGGAATTTACACTAATTCAATAGCAACTGGTGGCGGAGATTTATATGTGATTAACTCTGGCACAGGAGTTATAAGTGTAAGTGGAACAAACAACTATGAAGATCAAGTAACTGATGACGATGTTATTCCAAATAAAAAATATGTAGATGATGCAATTACAACAGGTGTTCAAACAATT